ACATTTTGAACGTCATGAATTATGGCATGTTACCGAAGGCCAATGCGAAGTAGATCAGCAAATGAAAAGTGGTTATGCATTGCCCATGCTAACATTATCACCACATTCGCAAATAACAATTCCACTTGGGGACTGGCATAGAATTCGTAACCCGTTTGATACGCCCTGTCGCTTGGTAGAAATTCAATACGGCGAGCGCTGTAGCGAAGACGACATAGAACGAAAAGCATACTAAAGTACAATTTGGTTTAATGTGTTACATCCTAAGTATTGTTAGGAGAATAACACCATGAGCAGTAACCTATTAAGAAAATACATAGATATCATCAACGATTCAACAGTTGAAGAAAAATCAATCAATCCTTATGCAATAGGAATGGCAGCAGCCAAAAAGAAGTACGGGTACGGTGATGAACCGGTCCAGGACCTTCCAAAGAAAGTGATTAAAAAAGCACATGACATTGGAAAGAGTATTGACAAAGCTCGTTAATTGTAGTACACTAGTTCTGTAATACATTAACTATTGGAGATTTACATGAGCTTTTCACCGGACCAAATTGCAAAACTGAAGCGGATCATTCAAGAGGGCGTTCAAGTCAAACGTGAAATTGATGACCTTAACGTGGGCCTTAAGGAAACTGTAGCAGCAATTGCCGAAGAAATGGAAATCAAGCCTGCTGTACTAAACAAAGCTATTACCAAAGCATTCAAAGGTGACTTTGACAAGGACCAATCAGACCTAGAAGCTGTTGAAGAAATTCTTGACGTAACTGGCAATAAATTCTAATGCAACAACTTCTTGCCAGCATAGTTGGCTACATTAAAGAAGACTGGCGAGAGAATCCTGTACGTTGCGTATTGGAAATTCTCGCTTGGTTTATGAGCATTGGCTGTGCGCTTACAATGGCGTTCACTGTGCCCAATCCGCCTTTCCTAATTCTGTATCCAATTTTTATTGCACAGTGCTTGATCTTTGCCTGGGCTGCTCGCACCCGCGGCAGTGTTGGCATGTTGGCAAACTATGGACTCTTAGTCACCATTGACACTATCGCACTTGTAAAGATGTGGATGGCATGAAATGGACCAGCAGATCACAGTAAACCATTGGCGTTATGACGATGGCTGGCACGATATTCCATCAATCTTGCTCAAGGATGTAAATGCGCCCAGGCGCGAATTCCGTGAGGAAATAGTAGGTTGGCACTGTTGGGTTTACTGCAACGATCACCACGAGTTTATTAGTTGGATGAAAGCGCACTGCCCTGGCGCTGATTGTTCACCGCGATTCAACTCTGGTGATCCAATGGTTACTGTCATGATAACTGACAAAGATGAAGCGGCATATTTTATGTTAAACTTTGATGTCTAATGCTTGACTATAACTTGTATCTTGGTGATCGCGAAGAAACAGAGTTGTATGACTGGCTTTGTAAAAACATTGGACCACTAGGCCGTACAACCAAAGCTGAGTGGGATTACTTTACTCAGTTCCATGGTGACAACGGCTTGTGGATCATGCATTCTGCTGACGTGTCTGACACATCTGGACAGTATGACATTATAACTGTCATGAGTTTTAAACACAAAGAAGATGCACTAATGGCCAAGCTACGATTTGGCGGGTCAATGACATGAGTTGGCTAGAGCCAAAATATTCATTGCGTAAAAGCTGGGGGCATGTTGTGGCCCTTAAAGATCCGTATCAGGATCACAATGAGTTCGGCACTATAGTTGACACCGAAGCTGTTGAAAAAATACTTGAGTGGACCAAAGAAAACGCAAATGCTACCAGAATCAGCTACGATACCTGGAAATTTAGGTCGCGTGAAGAAGCAGAGCAGTTTATAATGCTGTATAAGCTAACATGGACCTAATATGAATGATCCTGAATATCTAAACATCGATCTCGAAACAATGAGTGGCATCGATTTGCAGCCTTGGCAAAAGCAAACATTTGACACTATCTACGGTGGGCTCAAACGTGGGGAAATGATGACATTTGCCTCTGGTCGCAACACTGGTAAGAGTATGCTTACTGCTGCCATGCTTGATAACCTTTGCAAAGAAATCATCATGCCAAAATTTGAAGTATTGTCTACTGCTGATGTTGATGGTGTGCCTTGGTACACTGTTTCATGCCGCAAGGAAGTTTCCATATGGGTTCGTGAAAACGGCATAGAAAATAAAGAATGGTACTGCCACATCAACAGCAAGTGGATGACCTACTACAATGTGCTTGACATGTCGCAGGAAATGTTTGCTATGACTAAACTACGGTGGGGCCACTAAGTGGAGTCGTGGAGTGTTACTATAAAGAAAAGCTGGATTGAAAACAACCACTGGTTTTTTGATTGCTTTGCTTATCATGATAAGATACAGTATCCTCCTTATCCCGGGCATTCAGTTTTAACAGAATGGTTAGACAGTAACTGTTCTAGCGCAAGGTACGAAGTAAAGTATTATGAGCCGCCAAAGTCATTTGGCAGTTATTTGGAAATCTGCTTCACTGACAAAGAAGAAGCATTGATGTTTAGGATGATGTTTTCATGAGAGTACTGAATAAAAAATTATGGCCGCATCAATTCAGACTGCCTGTTAAGGATATGAATTCAACTGACGATCGTATATTTTGGTTAAGGGATAATTTGCCCGTCACCACTTGGCGCTTTAATGAAAACGATAGCACGTTTTGCTTTGCCAACAAAGACGATGCAGTGCTGTTCAAATTATCCTGTGCATGAGTATTGTATGGGGTAGAAGCATTAGATGGAACATCGAGTTGCAAGGCTATAAGAAACGTAAAATGGATTATTATATTATAACCGATGGTGCAGACTGCTATCCGTGGAAAGAAGTACTTGCTTGGTGGCCGGTTAAAACTGTCAACGGTGAATATGTCTGGGGAGAAAAAGTCTTTAAGCGTAAGGTCTGGGTAGTGTGGGGCACTGGCTTTCATATGGAGCCAGAGACACAGTATGCAACAATATTTGATTTGATAACAGTTGACGATGCTACACCTTTTAAAAACTAGATACGCTAAGTGGAAAGAAAATCGCTTTCTAGCAAAGCATCACTGTCGCAATCGTGCAGAGTACAATCGCAGATATGACCCAGATTATAGTCCACGAGCGTCACAGATTGCCAACTACTACCATGGCTACCAGCATGTACATTGTTTTGAAAATCGCGAAAACTTTGTGTACAATAGAATTTATGATTACGGGCCCGGAGGATACAGAGATGGATTCCATGAGATATGCGACTGGTGCGAAGAAAACTTGTCAGGCAAATGGCGCTATGACATGCTTCGTGCAATGCGAGCACCAAGTACTGCTAACAAATGGGAAATAAATGAACTGGGTGGTGGTGACCATTGGTTCTTTGCCTTCCAAGACGATGAAGATTATTTTATGTTTAAACTGCAATGGGGACAATAATGAACACAGCTAATTTTACAGACACTGAACTAATCAACTACACAATCAAGTTTAGTAACGACCCTGAAAAGATTCGTTTGGCAACTGCAATGGAACGTATTCGTGGAGCTATCTGGGATGACTTGGTAGATGTTGGCATCGACGAAACATACTGTACATTTACATCCGAATGGGGTTCAGAAATGCATGTTGGCCGCTACATCAGTCACCTACGCGAAGAAATTGATATTCGTGATAATGAAGTTCGACAACTACAAGACGAGGTGCATGAACTAAAAACTCGCACCATTGTAGACTTTATACAAGAAGTTAAGCAAGAACTAACAACTGCCAAGTACTTGGTAGAACAGGCCAATGCGTCACGCGATGAAGAATATAAAGCTCGTCGAAAGGCCGAGCGAGAACTTGAAGTGTGGGACGCACTAACACATGGAAAATAAGGTATGACTATAACCTATAAGCCTGCGAAATGTAATCCAGATGTGCGTATTCCAGTTTTGCGTAAAGTTGTTTATGCATATACTGTAGATGAAGTACAGGCATTTTATCAACGCAGCTATAAGGATCACTTAGTAGATGAATGGCTTAAAGAAAACTGCCAGCATCCTTACTATCATAGCCCTGGATATCTAAAAGAAAAGTCCATTGAGTTTGAATGCGATGAAGATGCAACCTTGTTTGCGTTATCGTGGGTATGATGGTTCCAGACGATCACAATTATCGAGTCCGAGTCGAAATGCCCAAGTTTGATTTCTCCAGTGATGTATCAATGGAACAGCATTCCGATGATGTAAAGCAAATGCGAGATTGGTTAGATGAATTAGTTGATTGGCAACCCGACATGTACAGTATAAGATTTTTCAGTCAAGGTGCGTTAGCAAACGTATGGTTTAAAGAGAAAGAACACGCTATGTTATTTAAATTGGGGTGGGCCTAAAGATGAGTGGTACGGTGTATCAGGACCTAGTGGGCCGCAAGGTCCCCAGGGTGTAAGTGTTGGCACGGGCTATGTTGCCCGTAAAATAGAAAAAATGCCCTGGAAAAATTGGTATGCTTGGCGCCCTATCAAACTACACGGCGAATGGGTTTGGTTTGAATGGGTTTTCCGACGTTGCATCAACACTTACGTGGACATGGATGGCTGGAAGCGTTATGAATATGGAAACATCTTTGATGTGTTGAGCGAGTAATGGAAAAGTTTTATGGTGGCGGTGGGAGACAGAATCCCGACTTTAGATACAAGGTTCGAGTTAAACGGCCCTGTGACGGAGCATACGAATGGTGCGAAGAATACCCGGTAACCGGCGCAGGCTATTTTCAACGCTGGTATTTAGATACTAAAGAATATGATCAAGGCTATGTAACATATCAATTTGAAATCAAGGAAGCTGCTACTATGTTTTTACTAACTTGGGGCGGAGAGTATCTATGAATAAAACAGCAACACAGGTGCTTGAAAAGCAGTATGCCGATGCTGCTGCAAAAGCAATAGCAGAAGAAATTGATTGGGAACTTATTTCAGATATGATGGTAGCAGTAGGTTGGACAAAGGTCACTTTACCAAAGTTTCGTGTATATGGTCCAACAGTTGATATGAATAACTGGATGCATAACGAATGCAAGCACTATTGGAAGCACCGCGGTAACACTTGGGTGTTTGAAAGTCAAGAAGAAGCCGCACTGTTTAAACTAACATGGAGTTAAAACAATGTGAGGGTCGTGTATACGGAGCACGATACTACGGAGTTGAACCAATTTGGGGAGATGGTTATTTGGCGGGTTGGTATAACCAACGCTGGAATGATATGTTGGCTTGGTGTGTTGAAACATGCGGGCCTACTCCAATTGATGGTGTTTGGACTGCTGGCGCAAAGTGGTATGTTAACAATTCAAAGTTTTGGTTTAGAGAAAAAGATGACCTGGCGTATTTTATACTACGCTGGGGAAAGTAAAAGGAAATAATATGTATGAAGAGTTTACCTGGACTAATGCCAAAGACGATCCAATGTGTGTTGAGATCAAACACCATGGAAGAACTGTAATGCGATTCTTTATCGGCGAAGCAATGGAAGGTGCAGGCCGCAAGCGTGTAATGGCTCATGTTCGCGAGTGCGATCACTCACCTTGGCTCAAAGAATGGCGCGAGCATGCAGAAGCCGAAATCATTGACAAACTAAAACAATAATGCTATACTGATACATGACTGAAGAAATTAAAAAACAAGAAGTAATGGATGCATTGTACGAGTCTGGCAAAGAGTTTACCAAAGCTGCCGACAGCTATCAACAAATGGCCAATTCGTACTTCTCAAGTCTCGAACCGGAAGAACAGCTATGGGCATTCTGTGCTGTAGTTGAAAAGCTATGCCGAGGTGAACTTGATGAAAAGAGAAGCTATCGAGGTGTCTTGTACCAAACATTCGGTTGGGGACCAGAAGCTTATTCAGCAGCCCAACATGCTGGCTTCCTGGGCTTGCATAACTCTATCTACCGCTTTGAAGACTTAGAGCATGTAATAACCAATACACTTAAAGAACTTGAGATTACAGTTGAACCAGAGAAGTTAAGCGATGCACTGGCAAAACACTTCTACTAAA